CTTGATCTTGAGCTTTCGGAACACGGTATCGACCTTGCCGTGGGCGCCTTGCTCAAAGCTCACGAGATACTGGGGCACCGCCTCAAAACGTACCGGCGTCGTTTCGTCGCCCGCCGATATCCGCATGCACCCGGTGCCGACTGCCAGGTCGAGAAGCATCTCGCTCATGGCCAGGTCAAAGTTGCTTTGACGCAGGACCGCGAACATCTTTTCGCCATACACGTCGAGCGCGGCCTGGACGCCTTCGCGTTGCTCCGGGTCGATGTCGTTGCCAGCGGTTAAGCGAGCCCAGTTGCGATAAGGCGGGAACAGCGTTGATTGGATCCGGTTCGCGAAGCGTTGGGTGCTGTGGATGGCGGTCGAGTCATAGACATCGGTCATCTTGCCATCGCCCTTGACGCCGGACTCCCATTCGCCGCCGAATAGGTTCCGTTGCGGAAGCGCGTACTTGTAACAGTCCTCGAGTAAACCGCGCCACGCGTCTTTCTTGCGGTCGGCGATACTGTGGCGCGCCAGGACCTCCTTCGGAGTCAGCTTTTTCATTTGATCCCCTGCGCGGCGTTACTTCGATTTGATAGCAGCATGCGCGGCGAACGCGGCTTTGCGGCAATCTTGTTGGTTGGGCGTGCGGTTTTCCTTGCTGCCGGTTGGGCTTGCGGCTCGGCACTGTTGCCGGTTGCGCCTAGCTGGCGTTGCAATGGGCGAAAGTCGGAGCTGACAGTATTGCCGCTGGTCGTGTGCGGAATATCACTCGCGTCGATCTGCGCGACCTTCGGGATGTGCCCCTGCTTCTGTAAAACGTCGTAGGTGACCATTTTGGAAATGGCTGAGCCGAACATGGACATCTAGGTCACCGAGTTACCGAGCGTCGTTTGCAATTCACCGTCGATACCCGCCTGGGGATCGTCGCGCTGAGCCAGCAACATGCGGATGCCGCCGGTGCGGCGCGCGGCTTGCGACGAGCTAATTTTACGCTGCTCGCTTGCCTCGCGCTGTGTTGCGCGGGCCTCCTGTTTCGCCAGGCGCGCCTCCTGGGCCTTCTGCGCCGCCGCGATTGCGGGGTCGGGTTTCGGGGGTTTCGGACTGCTGAACATTCCGCCCATTGTAGAGCCTCGCCATCATAAAAAAGTCAGAGCCTTCGGGCCCAAATTGTTCCATTAGGCCCTCGACCTTGAATTTAAGGTATTCGGCGAATCTTGTCGCCCGCTCATTTGATGTTTGTACGCCAATTTGGCATCGCCATAGGCCACATATTGGCCCAATTTGGTCAAAAAACAGTCTCGCTCCGTAGGCAACTGCGCGCCCGTGGTCGGATACGGCTTCGCCGCGCAGCATCCAGGCCTCGGAAACGCCGGGCCAAAGCGGCACGACGCCAAAACTTAGCACGGGTTTCCCCTTGTGTAGCGCGGTTATGGCCGGTCCCGTGGCCGAGTATGACTTGAGCATGCCCATGTAGTCCGGGTGCGCCTCCATGTTCGCGCGCTGCCATTGATCGAGCTCGAGCATATAGACGTGGGCGGTGCTGAAATCGACGTACTTCGCGGGCAAGTTTCGCGCGTTTAATGTTTTCAATAGTTGGGTTTGTTGATTATACTTCACGGGTCTCTCTTTCCCTGTCTCCGCTCGCGGAGCCCCTGGCCCCCGTTGCCCCACCGGCGGGGGCCTTCTTTATGGATCGCGCGGAAAGAAATAATACTTGGCGCTCAAGGTCGCCGCGATGTCGTTGCACTGGCGCAATTCGCCCGCCATGTACGCAATGAACGCCGACGCCACGAGCATCGGCATCAGGATTTCACAGGCCCTAAAAAACATCGAAATCGACCTTTGCATTGGTTGCCTGGAATTGGATGCCAGGGCGGTTGCCGCGTGTCAGGCGCCGGTGCTCGCTAGACATGCACATATATCCGAAAGCGTCGCCGATGTGGCTCGATTCGTTTTTGTTCGGCTTGTCCGTGAATCGGTCGTACCCGCCCCCAATGGCGACGCGCCGGAAATGGTAGCCGCCAGACAGCGCCTTGCGCAGTTGCGGGCATTGGCTCGAGACCTGTAGGCCTGGCTTGCCGTCGATGAACCGGAGCATGGGCGCGGCGCCCGCCTCGCGGCGCACACCGAAATCGTTCGAGGCGGTCGGCTGCGCGTTGAGCCCGAGGGTGCGAAGATAGTCGAAGCTCGTCACCTCGAATATTTCGTCGCGCTTGGATCCCGCCGGATCTCCGTAGATCTGTGGCTCGAGGGACTTGAACCTGGTGTTGAGCTCATAGAGCAAGTGCTGGCCGAAACGCTCTAGCCCCATGTCCTTGCTCACGATCTCAAACAACACGTTCCAGCGGCCGCTCGGTAGGCGCTGGCCGAATACGGCGGCGGGCGTGAGGCCGAAATCGAGGCCGACGATGATCGGGAGATTCATGTCGATGTCGATATGCTCGGCCGACATCGTTGTATCGACATACTCCTCCCAGACGCTCCGGCCCTCCTGGACATAGACGAACTCGCCGCCGACGTAACATTTGATCCAGTCCAGGCCCTTGCCGCCGAGTTGCTGGTCGTAATATCCGGGGATGAGGTTGTTGATATTCTCGGCGCGCGGGTTCGGGACCCAATGGCGACCCGCCGCGAGGATCGCCTGGGGGTCGCTCGGCTCGCCCTCGATCATGCCGCCCGGTTGCCGGAAGAACTTCCACGCATATTTCCCGGTGCCGGGCCGCTCTTTGACGAATGTTTCGTGGATCCAGTGGTCTGAATCGGGCGGGTTGGTGCACATCCACAGCCCTCGGTAGGTACACTCGACCTCCGACGCGGAAGGGTAGCGCCCGATTCTGGCGGTGATTGCCGATGCGATAACTTTGGGGATTTCGCGACACTCGTCTATAAAACAGCCGGTTAGCTCGAGCGATAGGACGCGGCGCGTGTCTCGGGCGTTGTCCAACGCGAGGAACAGCACCTCGCAATCGACGCCGGGCGCGCCGTCGCGGGCGGGAAGCTGGATATGGTGCGTGATCGGCGGACTCCAGCGCATCGGGCCGAAACGGTCCTCGGGAAAGAGCTCTTGCCAGGTCTTTATGGTCGTGGTGCGAAGCTCCGGATAGCTGTTCCGGACAATGGCGAACCGGGTCTTGCGCACGTTCTCGCGGTTCGGTTTCTGTTTCAAGGCGCGCAGGAAGATCTCGGCGCAACACGCGTATGATTTGCCGGATCCGACCGGGCCCATAATCATGCGCACGAAACTGTCGTCGTTCAAGAATGCCCAGGTTGTCGGGCTCTGCGTAAAGTCCAGGTTGAGGTCGCCCTGGTCACCGCCCTGGACTGCCCTTGTGCGGCGTTTCGAGCGGTCTGTGGCGCGCTTACTCCTCGCCATAGCGCCTGACTACCAACTCGGACCCGAGCTCATACAGCACTGCCTCGAACGTCGTGATGTTCGGCAGGTTGCGGCCGCTCTCGATGGACGCGATCGTCGATTCCGCGACGCCCGCGCGCTCAGCCAGTAGTCGGCGGCTCATCTTCTTCGCGCGACGGAGATCCGTCACCGTCGCGCTGATCCAGGATTTCCTCATCGTCGATCACCTCATAGGTTGTTGTCGTTGGGCCGTGAATATTGACGCCGATCACGGATGGCTTGTTCTGTTCGCCGGTCTGGTCGAGCAAGCCGTGATGCTTGGCCAAGAGACGCAAGGCCGAATCCTTGGCGTGGAGCTCAACCTCGACCTGGTTGCCCTCGGCGGTGGGCGTGATCTTGACCTTTTTGATCGAGGCGCGGGCGCGGGGGGATAGATCGGCGGAGCCTTGCAAGGTGACGCGGCCCTCGGCGTCCCAGAACAGCACGTCCGTGATCTCGGAGGTCGCGAGCTTCCCGAGCTCCTCGAGCACGTGCTCGCGGTCGGCCTGGTTGCCGTGGACCAGGATGTTACGGGCGCGGCGCGTGGTGATGGGTTTCTTGGTCATCGCGGACGGTACTGCGTCGCGGCGTGCGCGCGGCCCCAATATTCTTGCACATCGTCGTATTCGGCTAGGTGCGACTCTACGGTGTTGCCGTCGTAGAACCCTGACATGCGGCACCCGAAAAACCCGTCCTCGTGATAAAAGTCGAGGGTCATGGGTCCGCAACGCCTAGCGCTTTCTTCCCAGGCCCGTAGACTCGAGTGGTCAACCAATAACGCGGGCGCAAAATTAAGCGCCCCAACCGGTTCACCGTCAAAATTGAGGGCATGCTCGCCGAGCCAACCGACGCACGCATGCCGTTGCATGTCATCGGCAAAAATGCTGCTCCCGAGCAATAGCACCTCGTACTTGAGATTAGACGCATGCATCGCGCGCTCGATGCGCTTGATCGTGGGCTCGTGCATCTCGGTTATGGGCTTGACCTCGACCAGAACCGGGCGCCGGTTCCCAGAGGTTCCACGGATCGCGAAATCCGGGACCCAGCCGCTCAAGTCGAAGGGCTCATATTCCCAATGCCACCCAGCCAGGTCGAAGAACGCGGCCCAACGCGCCTCAAGGCGGGATCGGAAGCGCATGCCGCGATACTTTGTTTCGATGGCTCGGATGTTGTACGTGATCTCATTCATCGCGCTTGGTCCTCCGCTGCGAGGATCGCCCGCCCGATTTGCTCAACGACTTGCGGGACGACGGCATTTCCGAGGGCTTTAAGTCGGTCCACCCTTCGGGGAACCCCATGAGCCACTCGACCCACGTCGGGTTCAGTTGGCCATCGACTTCCAGCCGCAAGTCTCGTTTTCCCTTTGAATCTTGACACGTTGAACCCACTGCAATCGCTGCGGTTGGTGTCGCCCACAGCTTCACCGTTTCCCGTAACGAACTCCCGCCGGCACGGCCCGCATTCTGCTGCGCCCCAGTTCCCTCGCTCGCTGTCGGCGTCGGCCACCAACTCCCCGGATTGCGTTCCTTCATCGACGGTGCCATCTGGTTCGCTTTCGCCGTTGGCGTGTGCAACAGACGCGGAACGCCGCTCTGTTGCGTCTCCGGATCGGGCCAAAACCGGACGAACCTGTCCAACGACACGCTCTTGCCCGTCAACGGGTTCATTTTCTCGGTGCTTGTTGACGTTCTTTCTATGTGATCGCTTGCAGTCGGCGTCGGCGTCATTTTTCGCGGCGACGATCCAAACGCGGTCGCGGCGGTGCGGGGCATCGACGGCGCAAGCTGGAATAATAAATGGGACGGTTTCATAGCCGAGGCTTTCCAAGTCAGAAAGGCTGCGCTGGAGCCCCATTGGTTGGTTAACAAAGCCGCGCACATTTTCCCCAACAAGCCAGCGCGGCCGTAACTCTCCAACAAGGCGAGCCACTTCCGGCCAGAGGTCACGGTCATCTTCCGCGCCTCGTTGCTGCCCGGCCTGACTCCAAGGTTGGCACGGCCAGCCGCCGACAATGATGTCAACTCTTCCAAGTCCATCTGTCGGGAGGGTTCGCACGTCGTCGAAGATTGGGACGTTATCCCAGTGCTTTCTGAGGACGGCCTGACAGAAGGGTTCTTGCTCACAAAATGCGATGGTCCGAAAAGGTCCAGCTGATTCAAGTCCAAGGCTGAATCCGCCGATCCCGCTGAAGAGGTCGAGGACGCGCAAGTGTCTTTTTTTTTACTCATCGCGCTT